CGCTAATCTGCGGAGTTGTTGGTATCTGATTCTCTGGCCTGGGTCGTAGGTTTGTAGTGTATGCGGGCAGGGGCTCACCATCTTCCGTATAAATCTCGTTTGCCGCGTTAACCAGCGTTATCGTTGCCCCAAGGTCTGCGCCCGGCGATACATTAACAACGATGCAATCAAGTGTTTCTGATCCTGCCACGCCGTACGAGGCTAGGTCGCCAGCGATAAATTCAATGGCGTTCCCTGTAGACCATTGGCCGCCGCCGTCATAGGTCGCGGTTATTTGCTTGAACTGTGTGCCGCTGCTTACCGTTCTGACGCGCACGCCGTAAGACTGGCCAGCGACCAACTCGAATGTTTCATCAATAGAAAACGTGCCCGCGCCAGTGGATTTTACAAGTCCGCTGCCAAGGCCCACATCAATGATGTCATTTTGTACAAGGACAAGATCACCCCTGGCACATGCCAAGTTCTCAATATCTGTTGTTAGCTCATACGTCTCTCTACGAAAGCGCTTTTCAAGGTATGCAAACCGCGCGTGCTTCTGAGCAAGGGCGGGATTAGTGACGCCCAAAGCTCAAGGGAGTCGGTTTGTCCGATGCGATCAGCTTCGAGTATAGAAGGGTCGTAATAAGTCCATTCGTCCAACTCCCAATCCTGATCTTCGTTTTGAAACTCAACTGTTATGCCGTCTGAAGGGTCTGGAAATTCGCGCTTTGAGCTAAAGCCGGAACTGTTCTTAGGGGTGAAAATCTGAGTTGGAATCAGCTTCTCGATGTTCTGCACAACGCTGAACTTGCCGTCGCGCATTGCAAATTCAGCGCGTCCACTCTTCGCCACGTTATTCAATACCGACTTGAGAGCAGCCGCTTCGTTGTTGTAATTGGAAGCCTCCCAGCCGTCCGCGATACAACGCAAGCGCCAAGCATCCAGGTCATCTAGCCTGATCCTACTATTGGCAACGCGGGCGCGGTTAAACGGGCCTTGCAGCACCCACCTGTAAAGCTCAGCCGGGTTGCTGCTGGTCTTGAGCGTCTGGCCAAACCATTCGCGCCAGTCATTGGCCCACACCGACGGCACAACAGATTCAGCAATAACATTAACCGAGTCCAGGTTTCCGCTGACCTGATCTGTCGCCTTGATGTTAAGCGCAATAATTACAGGCCGATAGTTGCCGCTTGGGCTGCCGACCAGCTCATCAAACCGCGTGGTTTCAAGAGGCGCGTTGCGCTGGGTGAACTCCAGATTGACCGTATCTGTCCACGGCTTGCGGCTGCTATTGCCGGGCGATAGGTTACGCGCCCGCACCGTGACAGGGGTCTCAGTCGGTGGGCTACCGTGAAGGAACGGGTCGAACGTGATTGACCGGGTAAAGAATTTGCTGCTTTTTGACCAAGCAAGAACGCTGCCAATAAAATAGCTTTCGGGCGCATTAAGAACGATATACCCGTTGCCATCGTCATACACTATGTAGCTTGTCGGAACGGCCTCTTTATACCAAAAAAAGGTTGCTTTCCCCGTCTCCCCAGTCCTGTCTTGCCGACCCAGACCGATACAACACGCCGCGCTCTTTGAATAGCTTGTATGGCACTGAGCCCTTATTAGCCGCCGTTCTGTTAAAATACCGGGCAGGCGTAAACCAGTCACCAGATTGGCCCTGGTATTGAAGCTGTATTGCTCCACATAGGTTTTCCCTGCTACCGTCGCCGACGATCCAGTAGAGCCCCCTCGGGTACGCGAATGTTACGTTCGTTATGCCCTTGCCCACAGGGATAAAGCTGTTTAACCAGCCGCTGTTCGTTCTCGGCAATTCGTCCCGAACCTGATTCTGAGCAACGTCCCTTGACCATATATCACGCAGCGTTTCGGTGTCAGAATTGTTGTACCAATCGACAACCGCGTACTCGACTTCCCCAAAGCTGCTGATGGGTACTTCGCCAATGCGCACATCAGTGACGTTCATTGGCCCGTAGCCGACGCACAACAGCATCCGATAGTATTGATCCTTGCCACGGTATTCATAATATGGATTGGCCGCATAAGCTGGCACAATCTTGCGCTTCCCAAGGATGTAGGGAATTGGCTCGTAGGCTTTATTTTGGTTGCTGTCGCCTTTTACACGTTTGCGTTTTTCGTTGTCAGAGATTTCGGGCTCTTCAGGAGCAAAAAGGAAAAATGTTGCTACTGATACAGCAAGCGCAGCAATTGCGATAATTGCAAGAGTCCCTGGATCGGCTGGCATCTGATGCAGCGTTAGAAGATCCCCGCTATTAACTTCCTGACCCCAATCTTCAACAGGGATGCCATTGACAAAGGCCCGCGTGTGATCTCTTGCAAGCCCGGTGTAATCTTTAAATATAGATTCAACTGTCCGCCCGGCCTTGATAGGCTCCTGAATAGGCGAAAGAAAAGGAGCTTTTGAAACTACGACGTTAGCGGTCATTTGCTTGCCTGTATTTATAGAAACCAAGAATTCGCCCCTTCCATTTGATCGTGGTCACGTCATCAACTGACGGCCCTACGCCTGAGCGCGTGTGTATCATCTGCCTGTCATCAAGCATGAAGCCAACGTGTATCGGGTTTCCCGCTACTGACAGCAGGGCAAAGCATCCGTCGCTCTGGACTCGTTACTTGTTCAAAATGCTGGTGGTCGCCAAGCTGCTCTGCTATAAAATCAGCCGCTTCAGTATCTCCACCGGGCTCATAGTAAACATCGTCATAGCCCGGAACCTCGACGTCCATCAGCTTACTATAGCATATCTGCACCATTCCCCAGCAGTCAGCGCCCTCCATCGAGCGCCCGCCGGGAACATAGGGAATAGCGAGAAGGTCACGAATCATTGTTCTCCCATAGCGCCGGAAAAGTCTGGGGTGTGAACCTGTCACCCGGCAACTGAACGTCAAGAATCGGCTCGACCTCCAGATCGACACTAACCCCTGACCCACTAACGCCGAATGAGATTGATTCAAACTGAGCCGGGCCAAACTCCGCTATATTGGGAGCGGATGCAGCGATCACCCATAGGTTAATGATGATCCTTGCCTCTGCCAGCCTGAGCCGCCTGACGATGGCTATATCCGCCGCGTCGAAGTCGATTGTAGCCCTCGGAGTGCCCTCTGCCGTTTCCTCTGGAAGAGACAGATCAAAGCGCCCCGGCTGGTAGGTCTGGGTACTTCCCGACACGTTGCTATCAATTGACTGAGTGTTGTTAGCGTAGTAATACAGCACGGAATCAATATTGACCTCGATCAGCACAATGGACGGATCGCCAGATGACCGGCTGTAAATGTTCTTTAGAAACGAATCGCTATAAGGCATTAGGGTTGCTTCTCCAGTGCGATAGACAGACGCCACATTTCTCCACCCAGTGGTTTTAGGTCGTACGACTCAGTAAATTGGTAAGCGGAGGTGCCGCCGTAAAGGAAATCCGGCTTGTCAAACTCTAGCCCGCCGTTGTCGAGGTCATCCCGGAAAAATGCTATGAACGTATCAACCTGAGTGCGCTTGATCACATAGGTTTCCGAGACGTCATGCACGGCTGCGGTGAAGCGGGTTCGCTGCTTTGTCAGGCCGTCCATACCGCTTCTGATAACAGTGCTCTGTGGGATGTCTGAGAAGCCGTTAGTATCAGGCAGTTGGGGTAGTGATGCGGGCCAAGTAGCCATCAGACGCGCCTCCCTTTGGATTTCAGATCAAACTTTGAGCCTAGCTGTTTGTCAAACTCGCCCGACATCACCTGTCTCCGTACCGTGTCGCGTATCGTAATCTGCATCTGTCGCTGACCCTCGGGGCCTGTTGTCTCTTGCGTCTGGACATCATGGCCTGTTGATGTGGTTGTCTGGTCATTGATGGTGACACTGATACCACCGCCACTTCCGCCACCGCTCTGGCCACCAATGGACGGAACACTTTCCCCCGGCTCATTTTCTCAAGGTTGCCCGCCCCTATTCTTCTCGTGGCCGCTGCATCCATGACGAATTCTTTTCCGTGGACGACGCCCGCTACTTCTCCCTCTGCACCGTCCCCAGTGTAGCCGCCATCTTGAAAGCCGCCACCTTGGTATTCTGCCCCCTGTATCTGTGCAACTTGAACGGCACCAAGTGCACCAACTGTTGCGGCCAATGCAAAGTTAAGAGGAGGAGGAGCTGATGCAAGCGCTTTTGAGACTGCCAGCGCTGTAGAAACGACAGCTTCAGCTGTTGCCAGCGCCTTCCATGTTGCAAACTGCTTTTTCTCCGCCCTTTTCTGCTATGTCGGCCATGTTGCCAAAAATCTGCCCAACAGTGCTTAATGCGGTTTGTTGATAGTCGGTAAAAAGTTTAATGCCTTGCATTTGTGGCTCAATTGTAGCGTCTGAGCCTTCTTGTGAGATTTGAATCATTCTTTCCTGGTGCTGACGGAACGACTCTTCCCTAAGCGACTCTTTCTCGCCCATGCTGATGTTGAAAGAATCAATCATGTCTAGCTGGTCAGCGTAGCGGGTGAACTCTGCTTGCGCGGGTTGAGTGCACTGATGACAGAGGCGTAATTGTCTGCGGCTTTTGCTGCCTTTTCTAGTTCGGTGGCAACAGAGACTACGCCAGTGGAAGAGGTCTCTGACTTTTTCCCTAGCGACTCAATTAACGCATTAACATCTTCAATAGCCCCGGCAGAAGCGTCAGCCGATAGGTTTAGTTCGTCTATTTGTGCCTTCAGTTCCCTTGCCCGATTTATGTCTTCGCTGGTGGCGATTTGCATTGCGCCACCCTGCGGGGTGAGCTGGCCGCTGTTCCTTATAATGTCCTGTACAGTTTCGAGTTGTGCGCCCAGCTTTTCGGCCTCAGTGCGCGAGTCGATCATATCTTGAGCAAGTCCAGCCTTTTTGTTTTCTAGCTGAGCCACTGTAAACAGGTCAAGGTTTTCGGTCAGTCCTCCTACGGCCTTTTTAAGTTTGTCAGCTCGCTCTATAGCAGGGTCAAATGATTCATTAAGGCTCCACACGGCAGCGGCTGCTGCCCCAAGTACAGTTGCCAGAACAACATAAGGGTTAGCTCTTGCGGCGATATTGAACGCAATCTGTGCACCGGTTGCAGCGCGTGTTGCTGCGGCGATGGCTGTCAAAGTTGCAGCGGCTCCGCCCAGCCCCGCGAAAGACGCCTTTAGAATGTCAACGTTTTCTGTGAGGGTTTCAACCGTCTGGGCTGCTGCATCAATCGACGCCTCGAAAGCATCAGTGGCTCCAGCCTCGCCTATGGCCCTGAAAAGTTGATCTACCCCATCTTCAAGGTTAGATGTTTTACCGGCCAAGGTATCCATCTGGTCGGCCATGGCACCGGCAAAGGTGGTGTTGCCGATTTCTTCCAAATAGCCGCTTATCGCCGTTGAACTATTACGGACAGTCGTCTCTACGCCCTGAAACGTAAATGTTATCTGATCGCCTTGCTTGCTGGCACGAATGCCGAATTCTTTAAGACGTTCGAACTCTCCTGTAGAAGCATCCGCCACTGCTTCGATCATCTGCATTAGGTCTTTGCCCATTGCAGCGGAGGTGTTGCCGAACGATCTTAGGGCTTTTTCAGTAGGGTCAAGGCCCAGAGATTTCATACGGATAAAACCTTGAACCGACTGATCAAGGGTAAACGGTGTGGTTTTTGCGAACTCTAGCAGATCAGCCCATGCTGTGTTTGCGGCTTCAACAGATCCCGTAACGGTTTTAAGTGACGCTTGCAGAACCTGTGTGCTTTTTACTGTTGCGAAAATGCTTTTAGCAAGACCAGCCGCGCCAAGTGTGGTTACTACTGCCGCAACGGCTGTGCGCAGTCCGGTGAAAGAACTCCCCAGGCTGGCAACGCTCCCTTTTGTCTTTCCTGCCTGATTGCCAAACCGATCTAGATCTTGACGCCCGCGCCGGATGTCGCTTGTGTCGGCTCTTACCGATAACGAATAAACATCAGCCACGAGTAACCACCCCCACGGCTTGCTTGAATAGTCTCTGGAACTGAGAGCTTGAGCGTTCCCGCATCTCTTCTAATGTCCTTACGTCAAAAGGAGGCTCTGCGTTAGAGTCTTTGCTTCTATGTAATTGTACCACATAACTCTCAGATAGCTTATGAAGGGTGTCCGCTTCCCATGGCGTTAGATCGGTATCAGTGAGTCTGCACCATGCTGAGAT